CGAGACCCGCATCCCCTGCGTGATCGTCGTTACCGCGCCCGTGGCCGGGTCTGTCTTGGTGTCGGAGCCGTAGCCTGCGCGGTAATGGTTTACGTCCCAGTACGGCGTCTCCCGGAACCCTTCCTTGTCGCGGATCAACTCGGACGCAGCCTGCATCCCATCCGAACGCGACATCCAGGCGCCGCGCGACCGGCTTTGCTGGTAGGTGCCGTACACGTCGATGGCGCGGGCTTCAGCGCTTGCGTCGGTGAAGCTCTGGCCCAATTCATCGGCTACGCCGACTGCCTCACGCAGTTGGGCAATGAGTGCCTGCATGGATTGGCTGTCCAGGTCCTGCGCGTTTTCAATGGCGTCAAGAAGCTTCTCAATCGTTTCCTGCACGGCCTCACGCGTGGCCTGGTCGCCGTCAAACTCCACACGGCCAAAGGTTTCGATCAGGCGCCGACCCTCCGCCTCCAACCGCTCGGCTTCTTCGCGGGCCTCACCACCGGCCGCGCGCAGGTCTTCGTAGCTTTCCTCGGCCTCAGCAAGGGCGGCGCTGAACTTCTGGACCCGCGCGGCATCACCTTCGGACACGGCCAACGCGAGGCCGTCTCGAAGTTCGGCAATCTGCCGCTCAACCTCATACAAGCTCTCGATTGTGCGGAGATAGGACGATGCGGCCTTGTCCGCAGCAGCAAAGGCGACTTTCGCTTGGGCGCCAGCACTACCGGCAACCTTCGCGGCTTCCGAGTATGCATCCCCGAACTGCTCTGCCGCAGCATCCGCCGACCCCGCCAGACGGTCCATGAGCGCGATCAGGTCAGTCATGGCCTTGGCGATCTGTTCGGGCTCTTTCGCCCGCTCTACAGTATCAAGCGCGGCGGCAAGTTCTTCTGCCGCCGCACGGCTCAGGCCGGTCTGCGCCATGAACTTGTCCAGTTCCGGTGTAACAATGGCGCCGCCTCGGTTCCTCACCGCGCCGGTAAGCTCAAGTTGAACCCGTGAAAGATTCCCGAACTGGTTAGCAACGCTCGACGCCGCACCCCGAAGCTGGTTTTCGGCTTGTCGCTTCGACAGAAGCTCTTGCACCTCAGCTACTCGCAACATCTCGTTTGCGAGGTTCCCGAACATCCCTCGCAGCTCGTCCAGCGGCGTACGAGCCTTCTCGGCCGCATCGACATACGCGTCTGTCGCCTTCGTCAGCGCATCGGTGTCGTCGGCTGCATCCTCGGCCTCATCGCCCAGCTTCAGGAAAGACGCTGCTAAGGGGAGGCCCACGGCGAGCGCCGCACCAGCAATGGCACCGTAAGCGCCGAAAATCCCCAACATCTGACTGCCTTGTTGCGTGAAGGCTGTAACGGCACTGGTGCCGGACCCGACTTGAACCGCGAAGTCTTGCACCTGGAAGCCTGCCTGCTGGAACATCGAACGGTTGCGGCTCAGTACGCCAGCCAACCGCCCGTTCGCGGCTGAGTTGGCGTTGATCGCCTGTGTCGCCCGGCCCGCTGCGGCCTGCGCGTCTGCGTACTCAGCCTCGACGTTGTCGAGTGCTTTCTGATATCGATCAGCGTCAATTTTTCCCTTTTCCAAAGCCCTGCTGAGCGTCCGCTGGTCACGCTCGTAGCGCTGCGTTGCCTTCGCGAGCGGGTCGAACCGGCGTTCGAGGGCACCGATCTGACGTTCGAGGCTCTTGGCGCTTTTCTCGGCACGCTCGGCCTCAAGTTCCAAGATAATCCGCAGGCGCTCAGTATCGCTTTCATCGGCCATCGACGTTACCTTTCAACGAAAAGGAGATTCTTTATGCGGATCAATCTTCGAGCACTCGTCACACTCGTGATCTTCACCGGCTCTGTTCCGGCCAGTGCCGATTTGCTTCAATTCTCTATGGACGACGAGATATCGGGAGAATCCGACCACTTCGTGATCGTGAAGGCTGAAGACTGGGATCACATCTCTTGGGAGAACGAGCTTGTCTTCGCGTGCTACCGGAGCGGCGATGTCAGTGTTCGCTGGCACCACGGCGGCACCCATTCTGGGTGGTATGACGAACCACACGAGGCCATCACGGCGAAATTCGACACCGATGAGCCGGTGGACATGACACTCCGAAGCCTCGCGCACCCTCCGTTCATCGACAGGATGAGGTCGGCTTCCGTCCTTATTGCTCGCCCTCCGAGCGGCGGTTCCACGTCGCGGTTCCGGCTTAACGGCACGAGCAAGGCGTTTTCGATCTTCAAAACACAGTGCGGCGTCTGATATGAGGGCACCGCAGCGAAGCTAGAGTGAGCGACCCCCGAAGGGATCGCCCGGTTGCAGGGTATGGCCATCATGGCCACACCTTTCGGGCGTGGCGGCGATCAGGTAACCTGCTTTGCTACGCCCGGCACCAGCCGAGCCAGCCGGTCTAAGCCCTTTGCCGTAATTCGCACTTGTTCGGTGATCTTCTCAGTGCCGTCCGCGCGCAGGACGGTGGTGGACTTGTGTTCGAGGTATCCGGTGTTCGTTTTGGACTGGTAGCCCAGCCATGATCCACCGCCAGGGCGCTTGTAGGTCCAGCCGTTCGTGCTGAGCCACGTGAACAGGTCTTTTGGACGGACGCCGAGGTTCTTCGCCGCCTCCGTCACGCTGAGCGACCCATCAGCTTTCACCAGCCGCTCGTGGGCCTCCACGTCGATGCGCATGGCCTCGATCTGCTTGTATTGGTCCGCCGCCAGTTGCAGCGCCTCGCCGAATGACTTCGGGACGTTGAAGCCGCCGTTGGCCTTCTGGTCCTCCAATTCGATCCACCGATCGATGATCCGCTTGCGCAGCTTCACGTTGTAACCGGCGACCAGCGTCAGGGTCAGGTCCTTTGGCAAATTGATGCACGGCCGTTCTTCGCCGTTGCCTCCGGTATACACGCCCCCAAACTTGGGGGCGTCTTCTTCCAGCTCTTCCAGCATCTTCCGCGCGTCCCGCATCACGTGGTCGTGCCGCTTTTCGCAAAGCTCTGCGATCTCGCGGCTACTCATAGTCAGCGGTTCGCTGCCAATCCCGTGAAAGATGTTGCCTTCGCCGCTAGTCGCGGCCAGTTGTGTTCCAGTCATCTTCGGCTCCTTGATCAGCCGTTGGTGGTCTGGTCGCCTGCCAAGCGACCGGTGGAACGTGGCGGCGGGGTCCCGGCCAAGGAAACACCCGCCTGCCACGTGATCAGACGCCAGCAAGGGCGCCCGAATTCAGTGCCTCAATCATCCTCCGAAACATCTGCGCGTCGAGGCCAACGTCCATTCCGCCGACATAGTCGGTGCCGCACAGTTCCTCTTCGAGAGCGAACTCCAGTTGCGCCGCTACCCCAGCGACAGAAATCGGCTTGGTGGTGAGAACCCGGTGCTCAGCGTCATGCATCCGGCGTTCGTTCATCTTGTCCTGCTCGTCACCTTCCAGAACGCTGGGATAGGCCTCGAATGCTGCCCTGGCTGCGCGATGTTCGGCTATAGCAGCCACCACAGGATCCATGCTGCGCGAATTGACCTTCGCCATCACTGCAGCGGGGGCAAGGACCATCGCGCCAGCCAGGAAACCGCGGCGCTTGATTTCTGTCGTGTTTGTGTGCATCTTTCTATCAGACCTTCTTTGATCAGTGGGTTCGTTCAAAGGCCGCTGGGTGTGTGGAAGCCCCAGCGGCCTTACTTTTGTGCGGTGGCGTCCAAATGCACGCCCTTGATCCGCATCGCCGTCTCGATGGCCGATAATACTTCGGCGTTCATCGAGCGGTGCGCCTTCTTCGCCTCATCCTTGATCGTGTCGCGCCAGCCGTTCGGCAAGCGAAGCATGTATTTGTCAGCGTTTCTGTGCATTTAACTCTCCTTATACCCAGTGGGCACGTGATTTATGCCCACTGGGTAGGCATTGTGTCAACAGAAAATGTATGTCCAGTGGGCAACATGTCCGAAAACAGCCAACATCAGTGGAAAGACCGATATATGCTTCGCCTTCCGGACGGGATGCGGGACAGGATTAAGCGTGCGGCGGCAGAGAACAGCCGATCCATGAACGCGGAGATCGTTGCCACATTGGAAAATGCTTACCCTGACAACGCTTACCGATCGGCCGTCAAAGACGCGTTTGTCAGCGTTTTAACCGCGCCGGCCCAATCAAGAGAATCAGTCGCCTCTTCTCTGAGCAAAATCGTCCGCGCCAGCTGGGACGAAAGCTTTGTTTACGATTTCGAGGAAGGCATGAAAGCTGCACTTTCTATCGCTAGTATGTGGGAGAAAGAGCAGGGTAGGCCGATGACGGAAGCCCAAATTCAGAGCTGCATCGAAGACGTGGATCGCCTCTTAGCCGAATATGGAGTGTTCGCTCCTCCTCCCCTAGACGACCAATCCTAAGCATACCGCCGCTTCAGATCGCGGTATTCTTCGGCCGTCATCGGCTCGGGTGTGTCGTCACCCCCGCCTTGCGCTTCGTTCCAGCCCTCGACCCAGAGGATCATTTTGCGCGGCGTCATCGCCAGAACCTCGGCAGGCTTCAGGCCGGTTTTGGCGAGGTCGCGGATGCGTCCGGGGACGTTCCAGCGGCGTTTTTCTTCGGAGCGGTCCGCCGCCCACCAGCTCCGCTGCGCTTTTTTGGCGTCTTGTCGTCCTTCGGCGGCAGGAAGGCCGCTGTCACAAGGGAGGTCGCGATCCCGCGCAACGCGACGTTCTGATCCGGCCCGACGTTGCGCATCAGCGCATCAACCGCCGTTTCGGTCATGCCCGCGCCCATCAAGCCAAGGGCCACAAGATCGCGCACATGACGCGCTTGAGGCTGACCACCGCGACCGTAAAGCTGGTCCAACACCTCGAAGATACCGAGCGGCGCGTAGTGTTCCTCGAACCGCTCGATCTCGGCATTCCGCAGAACGAGCGATCGGCGGGCACCGTCTATGTCTGCGACGATGCCCCCGGTCGGAGCGGTTACGCTCGTGATCGGCATTACGGGGTTTCAGCCGTGAAGGTGATGGCGCCCGTCGATTGCAGCTCGACAGTTTGCGTGATCGCGCCCTCAAGCTCGCCGCCGAGGCCGACCGTGCCGACCGCGAAGTCGCCGGTGAAGTCGCCGAGGCCGGGAATGGTGATCTGCAAATCAAGGGTAGTCCCGTCGTTCTTCGCGTCGATCAGTGCCTGGAACTGCGTTTTGCTCTCGAAGTAGCCATTGCCCGACACGTCCATCGACTGAATGCCGGCGATGGTCTCGCGCCAGACGGTGCCGCCGGGGTCCGCCGTGTTGATCGACGTGATGTCCACGAGGTTCCCGTTCAGCGAGATATTGCGGGTCGTCAGCCCTGCCAGCGGCTCGAATTCCGTGGCGCTCGCAGGCTTGTATTTGACGAGTAGCGCCCGAGCGTTCTGTTTGGGCATGGTGCCCTCCTGTCATGTGATGATTGACCGTGCCCAGTGGTCCGAGGGATGGGCGGCACCGCAGCCAACGCGGAGAAAGCGAGGGCGCGGGATAGGGTCGAACGCTACGGCTTCGGAACGGGCCGGACGCCGTAACGGGTTTTCATCTGTTCATCGAACTCACGGCTCCTGAAGACAGCCGAAATAGCCTCATGGATATCATCCGAGCTGCATTTCTTCCTGCTAGAGCTGCGTGTCTCAAACTCATGACTCCCGGTGCCGCCGGGAAGCGCCTCATAAAAGCGCACCACAGTCATGTGGTAGCCGGCATCGGTCAGCAGCTTCTCGACAGCGAGCGCAGCTTCCTTCGGCGTCATGGTCATGCTTCCACCTCATGTATCGCGACGAACCAACCGACAGGAGCGCCTAACTTCATCAGCACATAGGACAGGAGCACGCCCGCCGAGCCTTGGCGCAGAAGCCACCGCTTGCGAACGCCCAGAGTGATGCGAGCTTTTGCCATGTGGTGCCCTTTCTCAGCCGCTTATCAGCGCCTCGAAGGCGACAATCGCGGAATAGGTTTCGCCGTCGCTGTTGCGCTCGACGGTGGTGGTGATCCAGTGGTTCTGGACAACGGCCAGATCGGCCGAAGCGATGGCGTCCTCGCGCTCGTTCAGCGCCTCAGCGACAGCGCCTCCGATGCGGGTGGCTTCCACTCGACCAGAAGTTACCGGGCGGCTGTGAACCTCGACGGAATAGGTCAGGATCGCGGCTCGGGATGCCTGCGCGCGCACGGGGCGCGGGACGATGCCCCCGATGCGGATGTAAGGCGTTGTGGCGCCCGTGGGGGGCTGGTCGTAAACCCGGCCGCCCACCAGTGCCGACACATCAGCATCGGCCTTCAGGGCGGCGACGAGCGCCTTCTGTAGCTCCAGCGCGTAATCAGCCATCGCTCAGAAGCCCCTTCACGGCCTTGCGGTAGCGCGCCATGCGCTTGCTCCGGGTGTTCTGAATCGCGGGGTTGGCGAAGGGCGTTCCGACGCGAATACCACGGTTCTCGCCCGCCTTCGTGGTTCGCGGCTTCGTGTCGCCTTCAAGAATGCGCGCCATCGGGCCGAAATCGACCATGTAGGACGTGCCTTCCCATGGCCGACCCGTGATGCTCGACCGCGCTCTGCCCGTGTCACCCTCGGGAACCAGCACCTTCGCCAGCGCCACGATCTCTTCACCGCTCTCGCGGTTGACCGCCTCGAACGTCCGCTCTGCCTTTGGCCCCAAATTCCGCAGCTTGGCGCGCACCCCGTCGAAGCCGGTTTTCTTTACGCCCATGTTCAGCCCCTCAGTGCGACCAGAACGTCGATCCACTGCCGACCATCATCCAGCGCGGCAACCGACTTCACATCCCAAGCATCGCTGCGGGCTTCGGCTTGGTGCCCGGTGTTGATCCGGCGCGTGTCAGACGAGGCCCGAACCCGGATCGTCGCCGTGCGCTGATCCTCCAACCGCCCGGCCTCCAGCTTTTCCTTGCCCGGCGTCTCGCGCACGTTGGCCCAAACGGTCAGGTCACCAGCCGCCGCGGGTATCTCGTTCCCGTATTCGTCATACTCGGTTGGCCCTGTGGCGGGCATGACGCCAAGAAACGTCACGCGGTCGCGCAGCTTCCCCGGCCTCAAATCGACCTCCACCGCAGCGGGCCAATCAGCACGTCCACACCCCACGGGATCGACGCGGCCTGACGTTCTTCTGTCGTCGCGGCGCGGTGCGCGTCCCAATGGGTCACCAGCATGACGATCGCGAGCTTGATGCGCCGATCCACGCCGGACGGGCCGTCAGCGCCAGCGGTCCATGTGACCGAGATCGGATAGGTGGCGTCGTCGTAGAGGGCGGGGGCTGTGAAAGCCTTCCGGCGGCGCACGACCGGGCCGCAATGCTCTTCCGTCGTCTCGAACCACTCGGCCGGCGCTATCTGCGTCACGCCATCGGCGTCCTGGTACGTCACATCCACCTCCCGCACGTCGGGCATGGGCAGAGTCAGTTCCGTGAACCATCGGGCGACGGGAACCCGCCACGTCTGCGCCATGATGGCACGGCCCAGCAGCCCGCCATAGCCGTCCAGCAAATCGATCGCGGACGAGATCATGCCGTCGAGCAGAACGTCGTCGTCGGCGTAGTCGATCCGCGCCTGTGCCCGCACTTCGTCAATCGTGACGGGCAGGTCAACGGGCGGGGTGACGCGGATCGGTTTCATTTACTTGGCCGCCTTGTTCTCAGGCCTGCTCGCCTTCTTGTCCTCGGGTGCCGACGACTTGGACTTCACCTCTTCGGCAATGCCGGCGGCGACCCGCTGCTCGGCGGTGGTCTTGTTGTCTTCGTACTCGTCACCGGGCGCATAGATGTTTCCATCAGTCGCCTTGTGCCGCTTCAGGGTTCGGATTTTCATGGTTCGTCTCCCGTGAGAGTGGCCCTCCCCCAAGTCAGGGAAGGGCCGTTAGGATCAGGCCGTGACGGTGAACGAGCCGTGCACGAAGGCATCGGGGCGATAGATGGAAAGCGCGATGCGCTCTTCCGCCCGGATGGTGATCATGTTTTTCACGAAGTTGTCCCGATCCTCGGTCGAGATCACGACGTTGCCCTGCTCACGGTCCCAGATGCGGGCGCCGGTCGAGAAACCGCCGACCAGGAACTCGCCGGCCGGGATCGACCAGTTCTCGATGACCCGAAGGCCCCAGAGACGCGGCGTGGTGCCCGATGCGAACGCCGAGAAGAGGTAGGCGTTGTCGCCGTCCTTCATCAGTTCGATCTTCGCCCAATCTTCCGGGTTCAGAACGATGGCATCGGCGGGGTAGTACTTCTTCGCCGCAGCCAGCTTGGCCCAGCGAATCACATCCACCGAAGTCGCGCCCGTGCCGGCGGGAATGCCGTTTGTGGCTGCCGACTGATCGAAGGTGGTGGCGTTCGGCAGAAGCCCGGTGAGGTTCTGGCCGAGGCCGTCGCCGAGAAGGATCTGATCATCTTCCTCTTCGGCTAAGCCGCGGCGCATCTCCTGATCCAGAATGGTTTGGAACGCGGGGCTGTCGTCCATGAGCTGCTTGGACTGCTGCACCCAATGGGCGATCGTGCGGATGTTCACGGTCGCCAGCGTCGGCACAGTGATGGCGCTTTCGGGCTTCGGCGCACCTTCTGCGACCGGCGCCGCCGCCATGTCGCCACGGGTCCACTGCGGGAACTCGATGGCGTTGGAATTGGTCCGGCCGACCGGGATCAGGTCACGCATCTGGAGCGGCTTGCGCGGCTCGATGACCATCGGAGCCTGTTCCTTCGGCACGCCCCAATAGGTGGTGCTGTTCGGAACCGTCACGTCAGCAGTCAGGATGGCTTTCTGCGCGAGGCTCATCCGGCCGCCGCCCTGCTCGATGAACGACTTGTATTCGTCGCTTTCTAGGATCTTCTGGCCGAACGACTTGCGTTCGGGCTCACCGGCACCGCCAGGGCGGGACATCTTCTTGTCCATCTCGTCGGCCAGCTTCGCGAGACTCTTGACCTCTTCCGAAACACCTTCGAGGCGGCCGGTAATGTCGGTCAGGTCTTCCTTGTTCGCGGCCTTTGTCTTCATCTCGGCGATGATCTGAGCCTGATCCTCGGATTTCTTGTTCAGCGCCTCGTAGTGAGACTTGAACTCAGCCGAAACGGCGTCGGCGAGGTCTTTTGGGTCAACGTGCTGGGTCATTCCTGGACTCCCTTTACTGCACGGATTTCGTGGAGAATGCTTTTCAGCATCAGGTGAGCCGCAGTCTCTTCGCCAGCGTCACGCTTGGCCTGGAGTGCGGGTATGCCGTCGCGCATGAGCGCAATGGCGGCAGAGCGCGAAAGCTGGCGAGCGTCCCGCTTCGTCAGTGTCCGCTCCTGGCCCCTGTCCGACATGGACAGGAATTCTTCTATGCCGACAGACGACTTCACATCGTCAATCTGTGCGGCTTCAAGCATCGGGAAGGTCACAGCGGACACCTCCCAAAGATCAAGCTCCTTGAGCTTCCGAATTCCGGTTGTCTCGTTCGTTTCGGCGTCGATTGCTCGATAGCCGATGGAGAGTCCAGAGATGACGCCATCCATCGCCAGAGCGTGAATTTCCTGCGCCTTCGTGGACTTCATCGTGAATCGGCCGGTCAGCTTCAGGCCGCGCTCATCCTCGGTGATTTCCGTCCACTTGCCGATCGGGAAACTGTCAATGTGGTTCCAAAGCATCGGGATGGGCTTACCGCCCCGCGCTGCCAAGCTCTTCTTGAACGCACCGGGCATCACGACATCATTGCCGCCGTCCACGATGCCGAACACGCTGCCGTAGCCGGTAATCATGCCCTCTTCGCCCACGTCCTGAACGTCGAAGCTGACTCGCTTGTGCTCAATCGTCATTCTGTGCCTCCGGAGGCTGCATCTGGGTGTTGAGCGGGATCGGCAGGGCATCGCCCTCATCCACTGGGTTAAGGTTCTCTAGCGCCCGCACCTCGTTTTGCGTCATCCATGCCGGCGACCCGCCTGCGCCTAGCGCCTTAGTGTAGAAATCGGCCCGATCGGCCGACGCGCCGCGCAACAGGCCCTCGCGGCTGAACCGCGGGTAAAGCGCCTCGTTGTCGCCGTCGTACCCGATGACGCTTTTCTTGAGCTCCTGCTCAACCCGGTCCATCCAAGGGTCGAGCGTGTGCACAACGTGCGCGATGAAGAACTGCTCGACGCTGGCGTAGGTTGGCTTGTCCGCCTGCATCAGCATTTGCGGGAAGATCACCATGAAGCGGGCGACTTCCTCGATAATGAACCGCATCGTCTCGATCGTCTGGGAATCGACCGCCGACATCTGCATTTCGGTGAAGCTGAACCCCTTTGGAAGCAGCGCAATGCCGCCCTCCCCGTTCTGGCCGAACCGCTTTTGCCACTCTGCCTTGACCTTCTCGGACGCTTCCGGCCCCAAAGCCTCTTCCGAGGTCAGGATGCCCGACGGCCGGGCACCCTTGCCGAAGAGATCGGCCTGAGAATCCCGCAGCGCGACGTTCAATCCGATGGCTTCGCGGGCCAATTCCAGCGCCGGAAGACCCGAATAGCCGGACCATGAAGGGCCGTGAACGTGCAAAATCTGGTCGAGACCGAACACCGCGCGGGTGCTTCCGCTCCCGAACTCGTATTTCAGCTCTTTCTTGTCGTCATCCCAGACCGGACCAATGCTGTCCGGCGCGATCGGCAGCAGTTCCCGCACCGATCCGTCCCGGCGCCGGTTGATGAACGCATACCCGTCACCACCGATGACAGCGTGCAGGATCAGCGTCTCGCGGAAGCTGAACGAGGTCTGAAAGTCGTTCGGTTGCTCGGCCAAGAGCCGATAGATGGACGCATCACGGGCTGGCTCTCGCGTCTTGCGGCTAGTGCCGTCCGTCTCGCGGAACACCTTGAGCGGAACCTGTGCCAGACCCTGCGAGATGACCCGTGCACCGCACAAGATGGCGGATGTCTGGAGCGCAGTGCCCCGATCCACCTTCTTGCCCGCCCGTGAGCTGCCGAGCCCGAGAAAGATCGGCTCGCGGATGAAGTTGTCGCCATGAGACGATCCCTCACCCCGTCGAGGCCAGGACCATCCCCCGATGGAGAATGTTACCATTTGATCCCCTACAGGACTATGAGGTCGCCGGTTTCGAGATATGACGGCTCAGAAGTTGGTGCCGTAGCAGTCGCTGCCCCGACGGCCATCGCGAGCGCAACGGCCATGTCGATCCGGCCCGTGGCTTTCGCCTTGGTGAAGCGCCGCTGCCCGTCCTGGCCTTCGTTGAAGGTCGCCGATGCCACCGCCGAGCGCAGAGCCTTGTTCACGTGAACTCTGATCCGGCCTTCGAGGATGAGCGTTTCGAGATCGTCCACCGATCCCGGCATCCAAAGCTCGACCTCCCCGCCCCCGAAAACCTCGGACTTGCGGCGGATGAAGTTCTGCGGGTGGTCGGCGATCGGCAGTTGCGCGCCCAAAGCGTCCAGTTCTTCCTCGAAGCTCGCGATCAGGTAGTTGTCATACGCGGCCAGCCGCAGGTCGAACCTTTCGCTGTCTTCGTACAGGTCACGTGCCACATAGGAGAGCCGCACCTTCTTGCCCGGCGTGGCCGTCAGGAAACCCTCTTCGGACCATGCCGCGTAATCCTGACCCGGCAGAAGCCCGTCCCGCTCGCCGCGCGCCCGCATCGTGTCCTCCGGCGTGTAGCCGTGGACGAATGCCGCGAAGGTCGGCAGGCCGTCGTCCGTCTCGCCATCCTCGAAAACCAGCGCCTTCGCCGTGAGGTCAGTGGTGACGGACAGGTCTAGGCCCGCATAGCAAGCCCGGCCAGTGAATTGCTCCATGTCGAGGGCGTCATCCTCGCAGGCTTCCCATGCTGTGCGGCTGATCCATGCCGTTTCGGCGTCGGTCCATTGGCAGAAGTGCAATCGCCGGACCCCATTGGCCTTGGCCGGGATGTCGCGCGCCTGCTTGACCACGCCCGCCAGATATTCCTCTGTGATCGTCACGCCGAGAAGCGGGTTCGCCTTCTCCCAGCAGCTTGGATCATCGAACGGCTCGTCGCCTTCGTCCAGGGCGCAGACGTAAGCGAACGTCGTGTCATCCTCGACATCGCCCGATGCCACCAGAACCGCGTGCTTCCGTTCGGCCCAGCAGATCGACTTCCGGTCGCTGCCCGAGTTGGTAATCATCAGAAGCAAGGGCTGCTCGCGGAATTTGAAGCCCCGTTCCAGAATCTCGATGACGCCGCCATCCGGGTGCTCGTGCACCTCGTCGCACAGCGCGAAGTGCGGGCGCGGACCTGAGCCCGTTTTCTTCGTCTCGCGGCTGACCGGCCGAAAGAACGACCCGCTCTTGAGGTGCGCGATGTTGAACTCGCGCCCCGGTCCGCCCGAGAATTTGAGCCGCTTCTCAAGAGCCGGCGCCTTCTGGGCCATGTTCACCGCATCCCGAAACAGGATGGCTGCCTGATCCTTAGTCGCGCCCGCCGAGTAGACCTGCGCCCCGGCCTCGCCGTCCGCTGTCAGGCCATAAAGACCGATTGCCCCGGCCAGAGGCGACTTTCCGTTGCCCTTGCCTTGCTCGATATAGGCTCGCCGAAACCGCCGCTTGCCGTTCCTTTGCCACTTCCACCCGAAGATGGAACCGGCGATGAACTTCTGGCTCGGGTGCAGTTCCAAAGGCGCGCCCTCGAACTGCCCTTCGCTCAGTCTCAGGACGTTGCGGCAATACCCGAAGAACCTCTCCGCGGCCTCGACATCCCAAACCAGCCCCCGTTTCTTGCCTTCCTTCAGATCCCGCAAGTGGCGCGCGCAAGCGTCCCGCACGTGCGGACCTGCAACGACATCGCCCTTGACGACCGCCCG